ATTAGCCATCAACCTGTGGGATAAAGCAAAGCTTTTCCCTAATGGCACGCATCTCTCTTAACGATATGTATTCGTCAGGAACGAATTGCATATCGCCCTCTACCTTTCCATATGCGTCATCATACTTTAATGATGCCAACTTAGACACGTAGCTAAGCCGGGACCAGGGCTTCACAACCCTGTACGCATACGTCCTACGTAATTCACCTACGCTAGGTGAATAAACGTCTCTCTTCCTACCACCATCCCGACCGTTTTGCCACTGCCAAGCAGTAAAAGCAATTCGTTCGTCAGGATCCAAAGCTCTACGTAAGCCAAGGATCTCCGGACTTCTTTCCTGAGAAGGGGCAAGTGGCAAAGGCGAAAAAAGCCGATGCCACATTTCCCTAGTCCTGCAAAAGGCAGGATACGACTTAGGATGAAGCTGGAGCTGGTGAGGTAAGAAACCCCATTTCTTTCCGATTCGAGAACGGATGAACGCGTCCGTCCATTCGCGGGAAAAACGTACTGCGCTTGCAGCATGAATCATCCCTTTAAAATCGGTCTGAAAACCTCCCCTCCTTAAATGACGCACCTCACGCCATTTACCACCTCCGCTCAGAAAAGCAGTCGAGTTGACCTCGGCTACTATTTCGCTACGTATCGTCTTTTTATCGTTCAACTTCCAACCGGAAGGATACGACTCAGAAGATACGTAAGCATCTGAGCTTACCAGACAATCATCGCCGTTGACTAAATAAGAGGCCTGATGGCCTCTCATAGCCCAGCGAGCTGCGAGGTAAGACTGCAGACAGAGTAGAGGAAAAGAAAGATAGGCTCCCATCATCTGTCCGTGAGTCACTTCACCTTCGATCACGCCGTTTACCGTTACTAAGGGCCTAAGCGACAAATGAGCAAGCTCACGTATGCCGCCGGGGACCCGTTCGCACTTACTAAGCAGCGATCCAAGGATGGCCTCTGTGGATTCGAGGGACAAGTTATCAGTAGCATTGACGAGATCAATACTAGTCTGATACTTGTATCTACAAACAGATGATATCTTCCCCGCCGTCGGCGGTCCGACAAGGCACCAGGATTGCCTGGAAAGATGCTTGTAAAGCATCTTGTGCAAAGGAGCCAGC